CTGCCCTCGTGATACTGAGAGGCTGGAGGGTAGCTGCCGTAGTCCTCGGACTCGACCGCCTTCAGGACGTTCGGGTCTCCACCTCCAGCGTGGTTCGCACGCCCCTTGGAGATGAGGTAGACGGTTCCGTCCTTGGCGATGACGCCGTGGCAGAGCGGCCCCGGCAGGGCCGCGTATCCGTCGTAGCAGATGTCGACGCTGTTCTGAGTCCCGCTGGTCACGGTGTGGTGGATCAGAACGCCCTTGACCGGACCGAAGCTCTTGCCGGTCTCATCGTCGCGCTCGTGGTCCTTCCAGTCCCGGACCTCGACTACCTTCACCCCCTCATCCTTGAGGGCCTTGACGAGCTGTGCAGCCGTCATGGGAGTTGCCATTAGTTACCCCACCAACTTCCGGATCCGTTTGACATGTTCGCCTGGGCCATGTAGTCCAGGTCGATCGTGATAGAGCGCTCGCGGTCGCGAGGGCTCTGGTACTCGTTGGCTACGTGGAACACGTTGTCCACCTCGCCAATCAGCTCCCTGGCGCGGATCTCCGCGAACCAGAGGGCCATGACTGTGTCGGTCTTCTTCTTGCTCTTCACGCCGGGGGGCAGAGGCTCCCAGGTGGTCAGCTGCTCGATGAGCATCTTGACTCCCTCACCGCTTGAGCGGGAGGGCAGGTGGATCAGCTGCTCGTTACGCTCCCAGCCCTCGAACAGGACAGACATGGATGCAACACCGAAGTCGGCGTCCCACTTGTTGGAGCCGGTGAAGTGCTCACGAAGCAGGCAGCCTCGGCTGCCGAGGAACTGCTTGATGTCCCGGTTCTGCGTCACCATCAGGTTCATGGCGTTCTTCTCGATGCGCCACTCGTTGATGTTGTACTTGACGGTCAGTTCCTTGATCTTGTCGAAGATGTCGTCCGGCTTCAGGTTGCCCTTCGACCAGACATCCAGAACCCACCTCTGACCAGAGAAGCGATCAACGCCCATCACAACAGCGGCGCTGTGTCCCGTCATGGCCGGGTCGAACCCACCCACAACATACAGACCATCCATGCCATTGGGACGGTGCCCAGGGGCACCCTTCGTCATCACGCCCGCAGCACGCATGCCGTCCACGCTTCCCGTCACCGCCTTCATCGGGAAGATCGCGTCCTCGACCACGGACTCCTGCATGTAGACCAGAGCCCAGTTCCTCGGGTTCATGGATGCGCGGCGCTTCTTCAGCGCCTCGCCCGTCCACATCGGCCATAGTCCGTTCTCATCCTGCTCGGTTAGCTGACGTCCCGCGATCGATACAGGTGGACGGTTGGTTCGCGGCCAAAGCGTGACCCAGTCCTTCGGGTCGTCGGCGAATTCAAGAACAGCAGGCTGAGTAAGGTAAGTCCACGGGCTGGACTCCTCACCGTAGTAGTCGTCCTTGATGATCTCCCCGTAGAGGTCGATGGGAGCAAGACGAGTACCAACCAGCAGGATGCGACCACCAGGGTACGAGAGGCGGTTGTAGACCTCTCGCTGGAGCCAGTCCATCTGCTTCTCATACTCATGAGCGTTCTTTCCCGTCACGCAGTCGTCGAGGATGATGAGGTCCGCACGAGAACCGTAGATGTGACCACCGATACCCAGGGCCTGGACGGTGGGGTCCTTCTCGCCAGAGTCACGCGTGCTGGAGCTGACGTAGATGGAGTCGGCGGTCCATGCCGCCGCTCCTGCGTCGAAGCCACCCTCTGGGCCGAAGTCGATCTGGAGCTTCTGGTAGTTCTTGTTCTCCGACGCCAGACGGTCCTTGATACCGCGAAGGAACCTCTTGGCCATCTCCTGAGTCTGAGAGACGATGATGACGCGGATGTTCGGGTCCTGGCAGATCCGGTACGTCACGTAGTTCATCGTGATGGTCGTACTCTTCGCGTGCTCAGGGGGAGTGTTGATCAGCAGGAACTCGGGCTCCCCCTCGATGTACGTCTGGTTCGGGTGGAGGTTCCTTGGAGGACGTCCCTCAAGGACGTCTACCCACTGTAGGTGGTGGTTGAACAGCTGAGTATCAAGGTACTCCTCGCACCACTCGGGGAAGGGCAGGATGTTCTTCCTGTTCTCCTCCGCCTCAGATGCGTTCTGCGTCATGAGACGCAGACGATCCATCTCATCCCTGAAGTTCGCGTCACTCTGTCGTAGATACTTGTACTGGGCCTCGGTGAGGCCCATGTCGTTGCAAGCCTCCTTGATGGACTTGCCATTCTTGACGTACTTGATGAAGGTTTCCTTACGGACCTTCGAGTCAGTCTTGGCAGCCTTGACCTGCTTGGTCCTCGGCTTGACTGTGCGAGGGGGAGTCTTGAGCTGACGTCCGTCCTCCGTCACGTAGACCTTCGCCATGCTCTGTCTCTACCCCTTCTGTCTATGCAACTCAAGCGCCGTGCGGCTTAAAAGAAGCGGGGTCCGCCTTGGGGCGGAACCCCTTGGTTGGAGGAATGATCCCGAGGTACGAGGGAGTATCCCTAACAAGGTTTAACCAGGTTAGTCATGGTGCCCGGCCCTTCAGGGGCCGGACCCGTCTCGCTGTCGTTCGGGGGTTCAGATCGTCATCCCTGTGCTTCACGATGTATCCCAGTATATATATACCCGTCTTTTGCGTCTGGCGGGACAGGGTGTATCGTGTGATCTGGGTCACGCCCCTAGAGCCCTTGGTGCGCCTGGGTTGTTGGGCATCTCTGTGATGCAGGTCACAGTCATTTATGATGGAAATTTATGGGGACTCACTCCCCCATGATCATCTCCCGTTAACAACCCCCGGGTCACATATCGGACATCTCGGGGCATCTCGGGGTACCCAGGGGGGGTAGGCAGACCAGGGCAAACCAGGACACAGCGGACGGGGGCAGGGGCAAGCCTGGGCAGGGCAGGGCACAGTGTGTGTGTACATATTCGCAGGCATGTGTACACATATAGCGCACAATCGTAGGAATAATCGGACATATGCCTGCATATGCATGGTTTGTGGGGTAGGGGACTGTCATCATGACAGGACATACGCACATCAGGACACACCCCTTACGCGCGCGTTCCCCTTGTCCACGTGTGTGGGGTTTGCTAGGCAAACTAGCAAACTGGGCAGGGACAAACTGGACATCAAGGCATGAACTAGCCCAGTTTTGTACCATCTTCTGTAGCACTGTGTCCGATTCGTACCACTGTGCACCAACTGTCCTGCTTCCTCCTCCATCCTGCCTGTGACCAGGCAGTCTCACTTGCTGATACGGACAAATCGGGACATATGCAGTTTGCCGGCCGGTTTGCACACGCACATTCCTTGATCATTCCTGCGTTGATCATGCCTCTGACCTGCAATGCTTGACCGACCTACCTGCAAACGCCCAATGTTCTCGGTGTCACCACCGCAGCAACGCAAGACAGCAGCGGGGGAGCCCACTAGGGCAAGCGACTTGATCAACTCAACAGCGTGCGTCAGTCTCTGAGGGGCGAGTTTTGCCCCTTGACAGGCCCCATGGGTCTCTGAGACAGTCTCTCTTGTTCCGACTGAGCGTCGGGCACGTCAGTAGCCGGGAAAGCCCTACGGGCCTAAAACAAGGTGAACCTGTGTCCATAGCTCACTAGGTGGGAGCAAAACGAGGGACTTGACAAGGATCCTGCGATCTGAAAGAGTCTGACTCACGCCGAAGAGCGAGCAAGTGGCTCTGACGCAACGTACCGCCTGCCATAGGCGCGTCGTAACCACGGCACATGCTGTCCCGGCTGGTCTAGCGGGTTGTGTCCCTCCGTGAGGGGGTACGGCAGCTCGGCTTTGAGTGGTTGTTGTTTGAGAACTGAACAGTGAAGCGAAGACGCAGTGAACATACCTGCGCCGTGTGCTCTCGCACACCTCGCGATTCCGGAGTGGTTAACCTGCTCTGGAGGACGGGTGATCTGTGCCACTGACTGGGAATCTGCCAGAGGTCAGCACAGACACGCCTAGTGAGGTGAGACACACGCTCTCTTCCCCCCTTGTTGAAGGGCTTGCTGGTCGAGAGTGGTGCCTGTACGGGCCACAAACGGTCATCTGAGCCCTTCGGGGAGAGTGCCGGGCACCTAGTGCCCGCGCTCTGTCCGGGAGCCGTACGATCGATTCTGCGGCCCTTAACCACAAGGGAGAGAGATGTACTCTGGAGTAGGCTACGCAGTCACCTGCCACGATGGTCGTGGGAACGCTGTCAAGCCCGAGGAGGCGTACCTGGACGATCTTGACCAGGTCTACCTCCCACTCTCCGACTTCATCGAGTGGTCCGAGCTGGACGCACTCATGGATGACGCACTGGAGAGGATGATCACTCCGCACTACGCCCAGGACGCTGAAGAGCCGGGGCTGACGTGGGAGGTCAGGGCTTACGCACTGTTGAAGGTGGTTTGCGCATGAATACTTACACAGCCTTCCTGGTGGTCGACGGCCAGAAGGTGGGCGGACAGAGTGACGCCACCTACGACCAGGTCATGGACCTGGTTCACGACGAAGACGGTGTCAACGTGGAGTTCATGAGGACCCTCATGGAGACTGGCCATGCCATCTCCGTCGAGAGGTACAAGGTGCTCCCGTGGGACAAGCACGAGACAACTTCGGTCTTGGTGGCGTACCGGAATCAGTGACCAGCGTGAGCCGGTCCGCCCGATGGGGCGGCCGGTTGACTCGGCATCACTGCCGTGACAAGGGAGAGAGACCTTGAAGAATGCGATCGAGTTCAACGAAGCATTCATGGGAGCTGGCAACCCACTGAAGGGGAGCCGTATCCCTGGGTTCGGTGCTGGCAACCGTACTCCGCAGACCTCTCGGGTCCACCGGAGCAAGGCCAAGGGCACCGTGCCGGTCAAGGCCGTAAGGAAGGGCCTGGCCCGTAGTGCGGTGGCGGTCATTCGTATCGACCCCCGTACCTACGAGGTGCGCGTCAAGGGCACTCGTGCCCTGGTCGGCATGGTCAGGAAGATCCAGGGTGCTGGTGGCAAGGCTTACAGCTACCAGATCCCCGGCGACAAAGCCCACAAGGGCTTTGCCTCCCAGAACGCGGCTGTTGCCCGGATGCTGGAGAAGGTGTGACATGGACAAAGGTTCTGCTCTCGGCCTTCTCATCATCGCTGTGATCCTCGTTCTCGCCGGTTCAGCCGGTGGACGGGATCGCTGACCAAGGAGTGTGATCCACTATCTCACCGGGAGAGGGTATCTGTGGGGCCAGCATGGCGGGCGTAAGTCTCTTACTCCGCTTTGGGGCTCCATTGGTCCCCTCTCCTCGGTGTGTGCCATGGATCATAGGGAACCATGCACAACACAAGGGGAGAGACAATGACTGACTACGCCGCCAAGGTTGCCGCCGGGATCAAGTTCCTGGACAGCAAGGTCGCGTCCGGCAAGATCTCCGCCGACTGGCGGGAGAAGATCGACCTGGGCACGCTCTCGCTGGAGTCCTGCGACGTGTGCGTCCTCGGCCAGCTCTTCGGAGCCTACGAGGACGGCAAGTACACGCTGGACATCGACAACTACGACGCCAAGGCGTTCGGCTTCAACACGGACTACTCGTTCTCGGAGCTGACCGCTGCGTGGAAGGACGCCCTCGGCAAGAACGGCGTCCTGGTCGAGAAGGGTGACGTCTACAAGGACTCGTACGGCTACGCCGTGAAGGTCATCGCCACCACTCTCGTCCCGGTCGACAACGAGACGATCACCGCCTACATCGTCCAGACGGGCGAGGTCAAGGGCGGCCAGTTCTCCGCCTACGACGCCAAGTCCGTCGGGGTCCTCCGCAAGGTGGACTTCGAGAAGACCTACAAGAACAAGGTCGAGAAGTTCGTGCCCAAGAAGGGCATGTTCGTGACCACGGCGTCCGGCAAGAACTACTACATGATCAGCGACGACGAGCTGCGTGAGCTGAAGGACGGCGCGTACTCGCAGTGGCTGGTCGACATCACCCGCACCGAGCGTGACTCCATGCGGGAGATGATCACCGGAGTCGGCAAGAAGTTCTCCGAGACGATCGTCAAGTAGGTCGCTCAATCGCGGTGAGCCGCGAGGGTTGAGCAGGGCTCTTCGGACCCCTGCTCTTCCTGCATGGCTCACAGTGAACCGTGCAAAACCCAAGGGGAGAGAACAATGGCGCTCAAGGCTCTCGACAAGACGTACGAGAACTTCAACGTCGGGGACATCGTCGTGCACAACGGCTACGGTGCCCCGTACGGCGTCAAGATCGTCAAGAAGGTCTACCTGGACCACACGGGTGACTACCACTTCATCGCCCTGGAGGGCGACGTGGTGGACGGCAAGTGGAAGGACGCGAAGAGCGGCGGCCTGCCGATCCTCGTCATCCGCACCGCCAAGCAGCTCCGTAGCTACCAGTCCAAGTGGACGCCGGG